ATTGTTTGTAAACATGATGATACATTTTATCAGTTTAAAGAAAACAATCTGCATAGGTTTGAAGAGTTTATAAAACAAACTGAAGAAGTTATTGGACATAATATAATTGGTTTTGATATACCAGTCTTAAATAAATTTTTTGGTTATGATTTATTTAAGAACTGTAAGATAACAGATACACTTGTACTATCTAGATTATTAAATCCAGTTATAGATGGTGGACACTCACTAAAAAATTGGGGAACAAAGCTTGGTCATAGTAAGATTGAGTTTGAACAATTTGATTTCTTTAGTGAAGAGATGTTAAAGTATTGTAGAAATGATGTAGACTTAACACAAAGACTATATAATTTCTTAATTAAAAGAGTAAAAGATTTTGGTTATTCAGTTGAACTTGAACATGAAGTTGCTAAGATAATTCAAAGACAACATGAGAAAGGATTTAAGATTGATGTTGTTGGAGCATATGAATTACAAGCTAAGTTTCAAGAACATATGAATGATTTACAAAATAAGGTTAGGGCTACATTTCCTCCTTTAAAAATAGAAGAAGTGTTTATTCCTAAATCTAATAACAAAGCAAGAGGGTATGTAAAGGGAGTGCCTTTTACTAAAGTTAAATATAAAGAGTTTAACCTTGGTTCAAGACAACAGATAGGTGAAAGACTAATGATGCTTGGTTGGAAACCTAAAAAGAAAACTGATAAAGGTCATGTAATTGTAGATGAAAAAGTTTTATCAGAGATAACAGATATACCTGAAGCTAAGTTAATAAACGAATACTTAATGCTTCAGAAAAGGATTGCCCAAGTTTCCTCCTGGGTAGAAGCAATTAAGGAAGATGGGAGAGTACATGGCAAAGTAATTACCAATGGTACTATTACTGGTAGAATGAGTCATCAAGCACCCAACATGGCTCAGATACCTGCTGTGTACTCACCTTATGGAAAAGAATGTAGAGGATTATGGATAGTAGAAAAAGGATTTAAATTAGTAGGAGTGGATGCATCTGGATTAGAGTTAAGGATGTTAGCCCACTACATGAACGATAAGGAATATATAAATGAAGTTATTAATGGAGACATACACACAGCAAATCAAACTG